GGGCCGGGGCCGTCGGTGACGCTGCGACGTTGCCGGCGGCCCCGCCTAGAACCTGGAGGACGGACGGGGAGTCGCGTCGGAGGGGCGCTCCGGTAACCCCTCACTTGTTCTAACGGCCGCGCCCCGTCCGTCCTTCGGGCGCCTTAGATGAACTTCAGATTCGCCCCGGCTGCTTGCGTGGGTCGCTCCCACTGGTGGCACTAGGCGGGCGATAGGGAGGGGCGGGGTTGTCCCGCCCCTCCCCCGGCTTTCCAGTACACGCGCGAGGGCGTCCGTCTTTCGGTGCATGCTGTGCCCACTGCAAACCACGGCGACCCGGAAGGGGATCGGCATGGCGAAGGGAAAGACGACACTGCGAGGACGGTTCTCCCCCGGGACGATCGTCTCGCTGTACGAGGTGGAGGACGCGAGCGTGCTGCGGGCGGAGGGCGAGCCCGACCAGACCGCCACGGTGGACGAGAAGGGCGAGGTGCAGTTCTCCCTGGAGGACGGGCACCGCTACATCGCGCAGGCGTACGACCGCGGCCAGCCTCGTTCGGTGCGGCTGACGGGCCGCACGGGCGACGAGGATCTGGCGCTCGCGCAGGCGCCGATCGGGCCGGACCGGGTGCGCATGGCGGACGGCTCGTGGAGCGACGAGGCGCCGGAGAAGGTCAAGAAGGGCGACCTGCCGATGGAGGCCGCCCCGCACCTGGGTCAGCATCAGGTCGGTGACGACGTGCCGCAGCGGTCGAGCACGCCGCGCGGGACGGCGCATCCGCTGGACCCGGAGGAGCCCGCCCCGTACGAGGCGCAGGAGAACGTGGAGGACGTGCCGCAGATGAGCGACACGGAGACCGGGCGGGCGGCGCGCATCGTCGTCGGCCCGCAGCGTCAGGAGGACGTCCCCGCCGGCGTGTGGCAGCGTTCGCACACCCCGACGGGGGTGGCGACCCCGATCCCTGGGGGCGGCCCTGTGGAGGCGCAGGAGGCGAAGGAGTCCTCGTACGCGAAGGAGACCCGCGGGGAGCCGGGGCGTGCCGCTGCGGAGCCGCTGCGCACCGCTGCCGGTGGCGGTGGCGGCGCGGTGATGAACATGCCTGCGGCGCTGACGCAGCCGGGTCCCGGCCCGATCGAGGGCACGACGACGCAGCCGAACCGCACGGGTCTCGACGCTCAGGGCCAGCCGGTGTACGCGGACGTCGCGAAGGCGAACGCGCTGATCCCGGCGAAGAAGGCGGCCGAGGAGCGCCGCGGGGATCCGCCGGACGTGAAGATGGGCAAGAAGGACGAGACCGCTGAGGTGTCGGGGCGGGTCGCGAAGGCGGAGGCGGTCCCGGAGCCGCAGGAGACGCGCCGGGCGAAGCCGCCCAAGGGCGGGCAGGCGGACGACCAGACCGCCGACCCGAACCAGCGCACGGACCCGAAGGCCCGCAAGCGATGAGCGAGTTCTGGCGGAAGGTGACGTCACCGGAGAACGTCAGCGGGCCGCTCACGGAGGAGCAGTGGTTCAAGGCGATGGAGGCCATGCGCCGAGACCACGAGCGGCCCCATGAGCCTCCGGTCGTGATCTTCCCGCCGGGCTTCCTGAAGAAGTAGCCGTGACGGGCGAGCTCGCGGAGCTTCAGGAGCGCCTGCGCTACGACACGCCGTTCTGGGCGGCGCACTGCGCGAAGATCCTGAACAAGCGCCGCGAGCTCGTACCGCTCATCCCGCACCCGTGGCAGGCTGAGTTCGACGCGAAGTTGGAGGAGCAGCGGGCGAAGGGGCTGCCGATGCGCGCGATCGTGCTGAAGGCCCGCAAGCTCGGGTTCTCCACATGGGTCGCGGCGAAGTTCATGCAGCGGGTGTCGCAGCTGCCGGACCAGTTGGCGATCGTGTGCGCGCAGGACACCGACACCGCGCATGAGATCTTCTCGATCGCGCTGCGGATGTACTCGCACCTGCCCTCGTATCAGGAGTTGGGGGCGGGCTTCAACATCAAGCCGGACCTGATCGGCAAGAACTTCTCGCGGTCAGGAAACCGGTCGTTCATCGAGCTCGGGGAGAAGAACGTGAGCCTGCGCATGCAGGGCGCGTTCGCTTCCAGCGTGTTCGAGATCGACACCGCGAACAGCCCGGAAGGCAAGCGCGGCTACACGCCGTCGATGATCCATCTGTCGGAGGTGGCGCGTTGGAAGGAGTCGTCCACGAGCGGCCCCGCGTCGAAGATGCTGGCCCTCCTGAACGCCTTGCCGTACGAGCCGGAGACGATCTGCGTCCTGGAGTCCACGGCGAACGGCCTGAACTTCTTCTACCGCCGCTGGCAGGACGCGGTGGCAGGGCAGGCGGACCCGGACACGGGGGAGACGTACGTGCCGGTGTTCGTGCCCTGGTGGCGCGATCAGGGCTGCGCGCAGCAGTTCTCCTCCGAGGACGCGCGCGCGAGGTTCGTGGAGACCATCGGCGACACGCGACGCTACGGCGAGCCCGCCGAGGACGAGCCCGCGCTGCAGGAGCTCTATGACCTGACCGCGGAGCAGCTGGCGTGGCGGCGCATGATGATCCGCACGCAGCATGAGAACAAGGTCGAGTTGTTCAAGCAGGAGAACCCGTCGAGCGCCGAGGAGGCGTTCATCCTGTCCGGCCGGCCGTTCTTCTCGTCGGTGCTGGTCGCGAAGGCGATCAAGGCGGCGGAGGCCGCTGACGCGCCCGTGAGGGGCACTCTGCGCGCCGCAGGGTTCGAGATGAAGCGCACCGCGCGCGGGCAGACGAAGGTGCCCACGGGGGCCGTGTGGGTGCCGGAGGAGCTTCAGAAGGCGGGCGAGGAGACCTTGGACGTGTGGGAGCACCCGGTCACCCGCGAGTCGCAGTTGCTGCTGCCGGAGGCGGAGCGGCAGCCGGAGGGCGCGTACGTGGTGTTCTGCGACGTCGCGGAGGGCAAGGAGGACACGTTCGATGAGGGCGACTTCCACGCGATCCAGGTGTTCGATCACCGGACGCGGATGCAGGTGGCGGAGTACGAGTCGCGGCTGGACCGCCATCTGCTGCCGTACTGGCTGCTCCTGATCGCCCTCTACTACAACCGCGCGTATGTGGCGGTGGAGGTGAACTCCGTCGGCGTCGCGGTCAACGACCCGCTGGCGAAGGAGTACCGCTACCCGAAGCTCTACCGCCGGCGCAGGCGTGACCGTCGCAGCGAGGACACGACGGAGATCATCGGCTGGCAGACGAACCCGTCCACGAAGCCGCTGATGGAGGGCGCGATGGGCGCCGCTCTGGAGGGGGATACGCGCGGGGGTCTGCGGTCGGTGAAGGCGGCGCGGCAGTTGACGGTGTACGTGAAGGACGAGAAGGGCCGCCGCGGCGCGATGCCCGGCGAGCACGACGACTTGCTGATGGCGGTGATGGGCTGCCATCAGGTGATGGAGGAGTACCGGGTTCCGGGGGAGCCGGGGAAGAAGAAGCGGCGGTATCAGCCGCTGGATGACGTGTCCGGTTACTGAGTCGGTCCGCGCCCGGCGGGAGCATGCGGGCATGAGCCTCAACATCTGGATCCCGCCGCAGTACCGGGAGCCGAACGGGCACTGCAACGTCTGCGACGAGGATCTGTTCGGCACGGTCGGCGACATGCAGAAGCACATGGCCGCCTGCGCCCGCCAGAACATCGACGCGATCCGTGCGGCCGCCCCGTCCGCGAAGAACAAGGGCGGCCCGTTCGACCCCGAGACTTGGGACCCGGAGGCGGAGGCGCACATGCGCGAGGTCGGCAAGCGGATGCTCCGCGAAGGCCGCCTGGAGACCCTGCCCAGCGAGAGGATCGTGAACGGATGATGTTCTGGCTCGTCGGCTGGGACGACAAGGACCGCCTCGTAGTCGCAATGCGCTGCAACTCCCGCGACGAGGCGTACGGCTACCAGACGCAGTTCTTCCGGGACCTGAAGTGGCGGGGCGCCGTGTACGAGGCGGAGTCCATGCTGTACGCGCTGGAGAAGGCCGGCGAGATCGAACGAATCGAGGACGACGAATGATCTACCGCCCCATCAGCCGCGAGCCGGAGGATCCGCGGCTCGACCGGCACATCCCGGACTCCTGGTCGCACGTGACCAGCTGGCCGCTCACCGCGTCCACCACGCCGTCGAAGCCGGTGCCGGTCACGATCGGCGTGAACTGGTACTCGAACTTCGATGAGCCGGAGCCGGACAGCCGGGGCCGCTGGTGGATCGGGCAGGGCGACCTGGGGCGCGTGAGGGGCGGGCACTGCGTCTGCATCGAGCCGGGGGACCCGTCCGTGGGGCCGAGCGAGCAGGACACCGCCTCCTGGTACCGCAAGTACGACCAGGGGCAGGAGGGCGCCTGCGTCGGCTTCGGGAGTTCCCGCATGATGTCGCTGCTGAACCGTCGCTTCTACGACGCCCGCTGGCTGTGGAACCGGGCGAAGGAAGTGGACGAGTGGCCGGACACGAACCCGGGCGACGACAACGGCACGAGCGTGAAGGCGGCGATGGACGTCCTGCGCGCCCGCGGGCACGTCATCTACCAGAAGGCGGAGCCGACGCTCGCTGACGGCATCAGCGCGAACCGCTGGGCCACGCATGTCGATCAGGTGCTCGGGGCGCTGCAGTCGCCGGCGAGCGAGCGGATGGGCGCCGTGCGGATCCTGAACTCGTGGGGGCCGAGCTACCCGCGGCGGGTGTGGATGCCGTTTGAGACGCTGCAGCGGCTGCTCGATGAGGAGGGGGAGGCCACGGTGGTGACCGACCGGTGACGGTCTGGTCGTGGCCGGACTCGCGGGTGACACGGGTCATCGACGGGGACTCGCTCGTCGCGATGGTCACGCGCGACATGGGCTTCCACGGCACCGCATCTTTCGTGCAGCGGCTGCGTTTGAACAGGATCAACACGCCGCCGCTGAAGACCACGGAAGGTCACGCGGCCGCCCTGTACGTGACGGACCTTCTCCTCAGTGCCGCCGTTCCCGTCCTGATCGAGACGGTGGGACCGTACAAGTACGGCGACGAGTGGATGGCGGAGATCACTCTGCCGAGCGGTGAGAACGTCTCAGACCTGCTGGTGAGCAAGGGCCACGCGGTGTACTGGGACGGCACGGGTCCGCGCCCGGGCGGCTAGCGGTCCGCCAGCGGTGCGAGCATCCGCCGCATGCCCGAACCGAACAAGGACAGGAGCGCGGCGCTGAAGGTGCTGCGCAAGATCGCCGAGGATGAGCAGCACGAGGTGGCTTCCCGCGTCAGGGCGGCGGAGCTCATCCTGAAGGCCACGGAGTCGCGACGCACCAACCTCGCCGGATGGCAGCAGCAGCAGCAGCGGGGGGTGTTCCAGTGATCCGCAGATGGCACGTGGAGCCGGACATCGAGGTGGACACCGCCGACGGTCCCGTTCTTGCCGTCAGCATGGACGCGATCATCCAGGCGGCCGCTGACGCATGCGTGATGTGCAACCGCGCCGGCGGCGGCTTCTCGATGCAGTTCGGCCGCTACCCGACGGGCCTGCCGGGGGAGATGGTGACGACGGGCGCGATCGTGGAGTGGCGGGACCGCACGGACGCGACGGAGGCGCCGGAGCGGCAGACCGGCGGCGCGCAGCGGGTGGACCTGAGCGAGAAGATCTCGGCGCTGGAGCCGGACGTCGCGCCGCCGCCGATCAACGCTCCGCCCCGGCAGACCTACGAGCCGCCCTCCGAGGACGACCCGACGCAGTACCGCGAGAGCGAGTTCGTCGGCGATGACGTCGGCGACGGTCTCGACCCGAACACGCTCCCCGAGGAAGACGACTCCGAGATCACCGAGGCCGTCCGCTAGCCATGCCTGACCCGAACGTTCGCCCAGACGTAAACCACCTGCCCGACGCGCCCCCGCAGGAGCGGGACCTGACGGAGATGGTCGCCGCCTGCGTCGAGTCGTTCGAGCAGTCCCTGTGGCTGGACCTGAAGGAGAACCTGAACAAGCGGTACCTGCAGTACCGGGGGTTCCGTCGCTTCAAGGACGACTGGATCAAGGCGGGACCCAACGACCGCGACGGCATGCTGTACGACGCGAAGACGCAGTGGGGCGCCCACCTCCACATCCCGCTCTCGTACCGCACCATCGAGACGATGGTGCCGCGCGCCATCGCTCACCGCCCGAAGCTGCTGTACCTGCCGCGGCGGGAGATCTGGGAGGAGAACGTCCACAACGTCCGGCTGATGATCGACGCCCAGCAGGACCAGATCGACATCGACCTGCCGTTCCAGGCGGTCATGCGATCCGGGCGTATATACGGCATCGGGGTCGGCAAGAGCTACTGGCGCAAGGAGTACGCGCTGCGCCGGCGCATGAAGAAGTCCACGCTCTTTGACCGCTACGTGCCGGGCAAGCTCGAAAGCGCCTGCGTCTTCGATGATCCGATGTTCGAGGACGTGGACGTCTTCGATTTCATGTGGGACCCGTACGGCTCCGACATGCGCACCTGCGAGTGGGTCGTTCACCGGGTCTGGATGTCACTGGACCGCTGCCTGGAGCGCATCGAGTCCGGGGTCTGGAACACGGTCACCGCGCAGGGGCTGGACGAGGACAAGCTCCGGTCGATCGGGTCGGGGACGAAGTACGACGAGGTGTGGCAGGACCGCATGGAAGCATCGGGCCTGCCCTCGTTCGCGACGACCCCGCGCGGCGAGCAGATCCATGAGGTGTGGGAGTACCACGACGGTCGCGAGGTGCTGACGGTTCTCGACCGCTGCGCGCTCGTGCAGTCCGCGGAGTCCACCACGGTCGGGATGCTGCCGTTCCACGTGTACCGCCCCACGCCGCTGCAGAAGCAGATGATCGGCATCGGGGATCTGGAGCCACTGGAGCATCTGCAGCGCGAGCTCGACACCCTGCGCTCGCAGCGTCGCGACGCCGCCACGCTCGCCCTCGCCGCCGGCTACATCTACGACGACGGCGCGATCGCGGAGGACGATCTGCAGTTCGGGCCGAACGCGGCGATCGCGGTCACGAACGCGGACGTGCGCTCGGCGATCATGCCGATCCAGCGGCAGGACGTGCCCGGGTCCGCCTACCAGGACGAGCAGGTGATCCGGCAGGACTTCGACGTGGTGTCGGGCATCAGCGACGCGATGGACCCGAACAACTCGCAAGCCTCCACGGCGACGGAGGCGCAACTGGTGCAGGCGAGCCTGAGCGCCCGCATCGCGCTGGCCTCCCGGCGGTTCGAGATCGAGGTGGTCCGCGGGGTCGCGAAGTGCTTCCTGTACCTGAACCAGCGCATGATTACGACGCCGCGTGAGGTGCGGACCCCGGACTCAACGATGGGGATGGGCGGCGAGCAGGAGGAGTACGCCGACCAGCGGTGGAAGTGGTTCCAGTTGGGTCCCGGGGAGTTGCAGGGCGAGTACGAGATCGTGCCGGAGGGCGGCTCGATGGCCGCCCGGAACATCCCGCAGGACCGTCAGGACGCGGGCATTTTCATCAACCAGCTGGGCCAGAACCCGTACATCGACCCGAAGAAGCCGCTGATGAAGGGGCTGGAGCTTCTGGGGATCCGGGATCCGGAGTCGTGGCTGAAGCAGACGGACCCGCCGGTGCCGCCGATGGCGCTGGAGGTGCTGCAGAAGATGGGCGTGAATCCGTCGCTGATCCAGAGGGCGGTGACGGTGGCACAGTCGCAGGATCCGCGGCTGGCGCAGGAGGGTCCTGACGTCGGTCAGGTGAACGCCGCGATGGGCGTGAACGGGAACGGAGGGCAGCCGCAGTGACGATGATGCCCCAGGCGCCCGAGGCGCCGCCGGAAGCACCGCCCGAGGCGCAGGGCATGCCGATCATCAGCGCGAACCCGGAGGAGGTGCTGAACGCTCTCCTGCTCGCCGTGCAGCGCGCAGCGGAGTTCGGTGCCGGGTCGGAGCACATGGAGGACATGGGCGACTGCTCGAAGGCGGCGCTCGCGTACGCGCAGGCGTGGGCGATCCTTCACCCGCAACTCGACCCGGCGGGCCTGCCGCTCGACCATCACCTCCAGATGGAGAACCTGCGCGGCCAGAACGCGGTGGCGCTGGAGCAGGCGCGCGGCGCGAACCAGCTTGCGGTGGCGAAGGAGGCGGCGCGCGCCCCCACGCCCGTGAAGTCGATCAAGGTCCAACGCGACTCGGCAGGGAGAGCATCGAGCTATGAGCAGTCCTGAACCGCAGGAGACCCCGAAGCACGACCGTGCGCAGTGGCGGGTCCACACGTCGATCGCGAAGTACGACGGGGAC